ACGGTGACGAGCATCCGCGAGCCTACCGCAAAGGTTGGTTCTGTCCGTGGTGTAGGAATTGGGAAGACGCAATACTTAGAGAGAAGATTGTAGAGGAAGAGTAATGTACGAATACAAAGCAACCATTAGACGTATAGTAGATGGGGATACCGTAGATGTGGATATTGATCTTGGTTTTGACGTTTGGCTTCGCAATCAGCGTATTCGCTTATACGGAATTGACACGCCTGAATGCAGGCAAAGAAATAAGGCAGGTAAAGCTCATGGACTACTCGCAAAAGCCTACGTTCAAAAAGCTCTCATCGTGGGAGAAGTTTATGCTCTCCGAACAAAAGAGAAGGGAAAGTTTGGACGCTACTTGGGTGAAATCAAAGTGGGACGAACGACCCTTAATAAGCTACTCATCAAAGAAAAACTGGCTGTCGAATACACCGGCCAAAATAAAAAGGAAATAGCTGCTGCACAGGAAGCTAACCGTCTTGCTCTTGTTAAGGAAGGTAAGTTAACAGCTACGGGCGTACCACCTGTTAGCGAATATGAGGATAGGTTGTAGTGGACATAATAACCGTAGACTTTGAGACCTATTACTCAAAGACATTTTCTCTAACTAAACTTACCACTGAACAGTACGTCCGCAGTCCTGACTTTGAAATCATTGGAGTAGGAGTAAAGGTAAATGATGGCGATACCGTTTGGTTGAGTGGGCCGTTCAGTGATTTGAAGAGGTACTTACATGACAACTATAACTGGGGAGAGTGTGCTGTACTTGCTCATAACACTTTGTTTGACGGCGCTATTCTTAGTTGGCTGCTTGATATTCACCCTCGTTTATACCTTGATACTCTTTGCATGGCGCGTGCGTTGCATGGTGTTGATGCGGGTGCGTCACTTAAACGACTTTCGCAAATGTATGAGATTGGAGAGAAGGGTGATGAAGTAATACACGCGTTGGACAAACGCCGCGAAGATTTCAACGAAGCCGAATTAGAACGGTATGGTGACTACTGCGTACAAGACGTGGAGCTAACCTATAAGTTGTTCAACATATTTATGCGTAAGCGCAATTTCCCGGTGGGCGAACTTAAAGTTATAGATATGACTTTGCGTATGTTCATAGACCCTGTGCTTGAATTAGACGTGCTCAAATTAGAGGGGCATCTCGACACCCTACAAGAACAAAAGGATCGCTTGTTGGAGGAGTGCGGCATCGAGAAGGACGAGCTTATGTCCAACCCTAAGTTTGCTAAAGCACTTGAGTCGCTGGGGGTTATACCACCTACCAAAATAAGTTTACGGACAGGTAAGGAGACATTTGCCTTTGCCAAAAGCGATGAGGCGTTCAAGGCACTTCAGGAACACGAAGACCCAAAGGTGCAAGCGTTAGTGGCAGCTCGCATAGGACTTAAGAGTACGCTAGAGGAAACACGTACTGACAGATTCTTGGATATTGCTACACGCGGGGCGCTTCCAGTACCGATCAAGTATTACGCCGCGCATACCGGACGGTGGGGCGGTTTAGACAAGATAAACTTACAGAACTTACCATCACGCGGGCCAAATGCAAAGGTATTGAAATCCTGTATTTGCGCCCCTGAAGGCTACACTCTGGTTGAATCCGACTCGGCCCAGATAGAGGCACGGGTGCTTGCTTGGTTAGCAGAGCAGAACGACTTGGTGGAGGCATTCACCAAAGGCGAAGACGTGTACAAGATCATGGCTTCAGCTATTTACAACAAACCTGTTGACGATATCTCAGCCAGTGAAAGGTTCGTCGGTAAGACTACTATACTAGGTGCAGGGTATGGCATGGGCGCGGTACGGTTCCGCGAACAACTGAAGACTTTCGGGGTTGATGTAGAAGCACCGGAAGCGTCACGGATAATCTCTGTATATAGAAACAGGAATCATGCGATAACAAAGCTGTGGCGACAAGCCCAGACAACAATAACCAACATGTACCAAGACTATTCAACACCGCTTGGTAGAAAGGGGGTGCTCACGGTCGTTCCAAATCTTAGAGCAATAAAACTCCCCTCCGGTTTGCTCATGTATTACAATCAACTCAGAGCCGAAGAAGGTGAAAAAGGTCTACAGTATTCGTACAAGACCCGAATGGGTTGGACTAAAATCTACGGCGGTAAAGTTATAGAAAACGTGTGTCAGGGTATCGCACGTTGTGTAATGTCTGAACAGATGTTGCGTATAGCTAAAAAATATCCTGTTGTGCTAACAGTACATGATTCTGTAGTATGTTGTGTCAGAGACACGGAAGTAGACGAAGCTGCTGCTTACGTTGCCTCCTGCATGCGTTACACCCCAGATTGGGCCGAAGGGCTTCCGGTCTGTGGTGACGTGGAAATCGGCAAAACATACGGAGACTGTATTGAATGGAACCCAAACCAAAATGGTCATTCAGCAGCATAAAGACGTTCGACCAATGTCCGAAAAAGTATTACCACACAAAGGTCGTAAAAGATTACGAAGAAGACTTCAACACTGAAGCGATTCTTTACGGAAATGAGTTTCACCAAGCAGCGGAAGACTACGTTTCCGAAAAGACTAATGAGCTAGACCCGAGGTTTGAATACGCGAAGACTGCGTTAGACAAACTGAAGAACATGCAAGGTGAGAAACTTTGCGAATACAAGATGGGCTTGACCGAAAACCTAGAGGCTTGCGGATTCTTTTCCGACAATGTTTGGTATAGGGGTGTAGCTGATCTAATTATAGTAAACAGAGAATCCGGCGTAGCCAAAGTTATAGACTACAAAACCGGTAAGTCTGCTAAGTACGCAGACAAGGGACAGCTTGAGTTAATGGCGCTTTGCGTCTTCAAGCATTTCCCAGAAATAAAAGTGGTTAAAAGCGGTTTGCTTTTTGTGGTATGCAATGCGTTCGTTAAGGAAACGTATACTGTAGAAAACCAAACCGAGTTATGGCGTAAGTGGCTAACTTCCTACGGGTTGTTGGAAAAGGCTTACGACAAAGATGTATGGAACCCCAGACCTACAGGGTTATGTAGAGCACATTGTATAGTTATGGAGTGTCCCCATAACGGGAGAAGATAGACGATGACAGATAGCACTACGAGTGAAAAGCGATGTCCTTTTTGTGATGCAAGCATGGTTACGTATACTCACGCAATAAATAAGGGTTCTACTATAGCTATGAAACAACTGTACGATAAAGGTGGTGAAGGGCATTTAAAAGACTTAGGGCTAACGTACAATCAACGCAGTAACTTCCAAAAGCTCGCATACTGGGGAGCAGTGTACCAAACAGATAAGAAAGGTGTGTGGGCATTATCAGATAAGGGAAGACGTTTTGTGGAAGGTAGTATAGCGTTGCCGTCACACATGTCTTCTTATCGCGGGGAAGCCCGAGAAGCTGATCCTGAGAAAACACGACCCGTTTTCTTTAAAGAAATTTATCCTTACGAAATCCAAGACGAAGAAGCTATTCGCTACAAACAACGAGAAGAATACATAGCGGATGCCTACGAGGATTGGGCTAATACTTGAGGGGGCTGTCATGCCGTATACGAAAAAGAAACGTCCTTATAAGAAAGAGTACCAACAACAGAAAGCCCGTGGTGAACATGCTGACCGTATGGAAAGACAGCGTGCACGGCGCAAGATTGACAAGGAAGGTGTAGATAAGAACAAGAACGGTAAAGCCGATAAGCGAGAGGGCAAGGATGTAAGCCACAAGAAAGCACTAAGCAAGGGTGGCAAGAACTCTCACGGCACTAAGATAGAAAGCAAGTCCAAGAACAGATCGTTCAAACGAGACTCAAAAGGTCGGCTAGTTTCTGAAACTAGTAAGCGCGAAAGCAAGAAAAAGAAGTAGTTTATGCAAATTGTTGATAACAGAGGCTTGCTTCTGCGGGTTCGTAATCCCGAAAAAATAACTGCGGCTATCCCCAAAAGTAAACAACTGCCAAATAATTATGTTGCTGTTAAGTGGGGAGTAGACGAATCCAGAGTTTTACGAAATCTAAACATAAGGAATGTACCGTCTCCCATACTGGGCAAGTACAAGTGGACGGGTAAGTACCAACCTTTCGAGCACCAGAAAACAACTTCTTCCTTTCTAACTTTAAACAGCCGGGCGTTTTGCTTTAACGAGCAGGGCACTGGAAAGACCGGTTCCGCTATCTGGGCATCCGACTTTTTAATAAAAGAAGGTGTGATAAGACGTGTGCTCATTATCTGCCCGTTGTCGATTATGGATTCTGCATGGCGTGCTGACATGTTCAACTTTGCTATGCACCGTACGGTGGACATAGCGCACGGCTCCAAAAAGAAACGTCAGGAAATTATCAACAGCGATACTGAATATGTAATCATCAACTATGATGGTGTTGAGATAGTAAAAGACGAGATTATGAACGGCGGTTTCGATCTGATTATCGTCGATGAAGCTACGCACTATAAGAACGCACAGTCTAAAAGATGGAAAGTTTTAGCCAGTATCATACAGCCACACACATGGTTGTGGATGATGACCGGTACTCCCGCAGCACAATCACCAGTAGATGCGTTTGGTTTAGCAAAACTTATTAACCCTAAAGGTGTACCTAAATTCTTTGGTGCGTTTCGTGACATGGTTATGTACAAGATAACGCAATTCAAATGGGTTCCTAAAGACAACGCTAGCGACACAGTATTCAATGCACTGCAACCGGCGATACGATTCACAAAGGAAGAGTGCCTTGACCTACCTGATATGACTTACGTTAAACGTAAGGTCGAGCTGACGGCGCAGCAAAATAAATACTACAAACTTATTCGTGAACAAATGATAGCGGTTGCCAGCGGGGAGCAGATAACTGCCGCTAATGCTGCGGTTAACATGAACAAGCTCCTACAAATCTCCTGTGGTGCGGTCTATTCGGATACTGGAGAGACGTTGGAGTTTGATATTAAGAACCGATACAAGGTACTACGTGAGGTAATAGACGAGTCTAGCCAGAAAGTTTTGGTGTTTGTCCCCTTCAAGCATGTCATTGGAGTGCTAGCAGATAAGCTGACTGCGGATGGTATTACCAACGGGATCATAGATGGCACAGTTAGCGCGAACAAACGCACAGAACTGTTTAGCCGATTCCAAGAGAGTCCAGACCCGCGTGTGCTGATCATACAGCCACAGGCTGCGGCTCACGGGGTAACGCTCACGGCGGCGAATACAATCGTATGGTGGGGGCCAACATCCTCTCTGGAGACGTACGCACAAGCTAATGCCCGTGTACATCGCTCTGGGCAAAAGCATCCTTGTACCGTTGTGCAGCTAGAAGGCTCCAACGTAGAGAAACATATTTATTCGTTGTTGGACAAACGCATTAACGTCCACACGCAAATGATTGACCTATATAAAAACGTGCTTGACGAGTAATACTCACCTAGCTAAACTAGGTAAAACAGAGTAAAACTTAGTAAAAACAAGCATAGGAGAAGATGATGGCCGAGGTTACACATGACCTTGATCGTCTCGTGTCGGTGTTCATAAAGATACGGGACAAGAAAAACGAGATTGCTGCTAAAGCACGCGAAGAAGAACAAGCTCTTAATGAGAAGTTAAAAGTCATAGAGGGCGCACTACTAGACCACTGTAAGGACAATGGTATTGAGTCTGTCCGTACTGAGTCTGGCACGTTCTACCGTTCGCTAAGGCAGAAATATTGGACTTCAGATTGGGAGTCCATGAACAAGTTTATCTTAGAAAACGAAGTGCCCGAGCTTCTGGAAAAAAGAATCCACCAAGGAAATATAAAGCAGTTCCTTGAGGATAACCCTGCCTTATTACCGGCGGGGCTTAATTGTGAAAGTGAATACACAGTAACCGTGCGGAGAAAAAAATGACGGATGATGGCTACCAACCGGTAGATGAACTTGCAAAACATCTTTCTGTCAAAGTGCCAACCATCCGAGAGTGGGTAAACAAGGGGTATATCCCTGCGTCTACCTACGTGAAAGTGGGTAAGACCTACCGCTTTAACATACCGGAAGTAGTGGCTGCTTTGAAACAGGAAGCCCCAGAACCAGACCAAACAGAAGAAAATCCACCAGTACAACTAGAATTTGATTTTGATAGCGAGGAAGACTTATGAGCGAAGTAGCTTTATTTGACAACATGCCGGACGAATACAAGAGCCTTTTGGCTCAGTTAGAGCCGGATACTAATGCCACAGGGGGACGCTCCAAGTCTTCTAGCGGTGGCCCTAACCGCCTGAGTATTCGCGGCGGCGTTTTTCGTCAGGTAATTAACGGTGCCGAAGTGGGAGAACTAGAACAACGTGTAATAAACGTAGTTATCGTAAAGACCGCTCCCATAGCACGTCAGTATTATGCGGGAGAGTATGTGCAAGGTCAGAACAATCCTCCTGTTTGTTGGTCTGGCGATTCAAGCACAGGTAAACCTTCAGCAGACGTAGTATCGTCCGATAGACAGTCAGAGACTTGTTTTGATTGCCCACAAAACGTGAAAGGTTCTGGGGGTAGTGGAGGGCGTGCTTGTCGTTTTTCGCAGCGTGTAGCAGTTATGTTGGCTAATGCAGAAGGTAAGATTGTTTCAAAAGACCTGTATCAGTTACAGCTACCCGCTACCAGTGTGTTTGGTGACAACAAGCAGAAGATGGGACTACAGACTTATGCTAGGTTCTTAGATTCCAAGAAAGCTCCGTTGGCTTCCCTGCTTACAGAAATTCGTTTTGATACAGATTCGTCTACTCCTAAGCTGTGCTTCAAACCAGTACGCATGTTGGATCAGGACGAGTTAGCTATGGCTCTGGAGAACCAAAAGTCCGAAGAGACAGCAAAACTTATTGCGCTTACGGTAAAACCGAAAGAAGATAGCGAACCTGTTGCTATCGCAGCGCCTCAAGAAGTAAAAATTGAGGAACCTGTCGCTCCAGTTGTTGTCGAAGATACTCCGGAAGAAGAAATAGAGGAACCGAAAGTTAAGGTTTCTAAAAAGAAAACCGCTGAAAAACCTGCGGATGTCGATTTGGTCGGCTTACTGGACGAATTTGACGATTAAAAACGATGGGGCGCTTTTGCGCCCCTTATCCTCTGAATGGACTAACTATGAAAACCACAGAATTCCTGAATGCTATTCTTAGCGATGAAGGTCAATACTGTGTTGTAGGAATAAAGAAGAGCGACACCCCAGATAAAAAACCCGTAATAAAACATAAGTTTTACCAGAGCATAGAAGCGATATCTGAAGCGGCAGAAAACTTTGATGCCGAAGGGTACGATGCGTACTACACTCCTGCTACTTTTGTGGAGGGTACGACAAACCGCGTAGCTAAAAACGTCTTGCAGATGAAGGCGTTGTTTCTTGATCTGGATTGCGGGGAAGGGAAAGCCTACAGCACACAAGCAGATGCACTAAAACATCTACGAGAATTTAGGAAACATTTTAACCTCCCACAGTGTACCGCTGTAGTTAACTCAGGGCGTGGTCTGCACGTTTACTGGGTGCTCACGCGTGCGTACTCCCGAGAAGAATGGCTTCCTGTAGCCGAGAAACTGAAAGCTGCGTGTGCCGAATTCGGCCTCGACGCTGACTCAGTGGTGACTGCGGATGCTGCGCGAATCCTACGCGTACCGAACACTCACAACTATAAAGACGATCCTGCGCTCAACGTGCAAGTGGTCAACAAAGAGTTGGCTAAACATGTTGAGCTAGACAAGTTTGCCGCAAGTCTCCCAGATGCGGCGATACCAGTTCTCACCAAAAAAGACTTTTCAGAACAAGATCGTGAAGATATCGCTAGAGCTAAAGGTTGGGACAACTACCAATCCAGATTCGGCAAACTCCTTGAGTTAAGTGCGCAGGGGAAGGGCTGTGCCCAAGTAAACCGAGCGGTGATGTCCCCCAACGAGCTTAGTTACAACGATTGGATACACATACTGTCAGTCGCAGGAAAGTGTACGGTGGATGGTGACAAGGCCATACACCTCATATCTCAAGGCTACGAGGGCTACGATCCTCAAGAAACGGAAGAGAAAGCTGCCTCTCTACTCAAGCCCCACTACTGCACTACGTTTGAGGAAGATAATCCAGAAGGCTGTAAGGATTGCCCGCACAAAGGGAAGATACAGTCTCCCATGAAGTTGTGTATGGAAATGCGGGAGGCTGAATCAGACGAAGTAGAAGTACAAGTTGTTGAAGTAAAAGAAGTTTTAGCAGAGGGGGAAGGGGAAGATATAGATATACCCATCCCTACAGAGTCTAAAACCAAAGTAAAGATACCGGACTACCCTGCACCTTATAAACGCGCTCCTGACGGTGCTATTTTCGTAACTGTAGAGAATAAGGACGGTTCGATTACGGACGAAATCATATACAAGCGACCACTCTACATAACCAAACGCCTGAGAGACCCACTTGCAGGGCCATCTTTTGAGTTCAAACACCATACCGAGAGGGAGGGTATACAGACTTTCAACATACCGATGACGGAGCTTACCTCTAAGGAATTGTTCCGCAAAGCAATGGGTATGAACGACATTTTTGTTTTAAGCAGACATGCGGATTTGTTGATGACATACATAGGGGCTTGGATTCACAAACTACAGGGGCCAGACGGCCAAGACATGGTAGATGTCCGTACGCAGTTTGGTTGGGCAGATAACAGAAAGGTGTTTGTGGTAGGTAACAGAGAAGTGACGGCAAATGAAATTAGAGTCTGTCCGGCTAGCCAACGTACGTTGCAATACATACCGATGTTCCAAAAGAAAGGAACGCTAGAGGGTTGGAAGAAAGTCACATCGTTCTACAACAGAACCGACTTTGAAGAACATCAGATGATGTTTGGTCTATCTTTTGGTGCCCCGTTGATGGAGTTTGTACCGAACATATCGGGTGCTATCTACCATTTAATGAGCACAGAGTCAGGCTATGGTAAGACTACCGGCATGATGGCAGGGGCTTCTGTCTGGGGTAACCACAAGAAGTTAGTGCTACGTGGTAAGGATACCGGCAACTCAGCTTGGAACCGTGGAGAGATATGGAAGAATCTACCGCTGTATATAGACGAGATCACAAACCTAGAAGGGAAGGGGGCTAGCGAGTTTGCTTATGCGGTCACAGACGGTGAGCAACGGAACCGGCTCAGTAACTCTGCACAGAACGAAGAGCGGTACAGAGGGGAGGATTGGGCTTTTATCTGTGGCACATCAGGCAACACAAGTCTGGAGGAGATTGTTGGTAAACACAGAGATCATGCCAAGGGCGAATTAGGCCGCATGATAGAGGCTATGGCTACGAAAAAGTTCTTTAGCTACGAAGATACTATGCTAGCTAACGCATTGAATGACGATCTAGCCAACAACTATGGGCATGCCGGTGAGATTTACATTCAGCACGTCCTACAAAATATGAAATCTGTGGAAAAACTTGTTTTGGCTACCAGAGACAAGATGATAAAAAAGGCAGAGCTAGACTCACAGCATCGATTTTGGGTAGCCGAAATGTCCTGTACGTTTGCGGGGTTGCTAATTGCCAAGCAAATCGGCCTGTTAGAATGGGATTTAGAGCCTCTCTACAAGTGGATGATACAAAAGTTAGTTATAGCGAAGGAGAAAATGCAAGCAATGGTGGTGGACATTCACGATCTGATCGCCCAGTTTCTTAACGACAACCCACGAGGTATATTGCGCGTTAAGAGCACAAGTGACGCAAGAATACACGACCCTGAAATGGAGAATATAATTCTTCCAGATGCCTCACCGTCTTGGACTTGGGTGGGCAGGCTAGAATACGACATAAACAGATTGTATATAGTTCCTAACGCGCTCAAGAATTGGTGCGTCAAAAGAGGGCACGTCTATGCTTCTGTAAAGACGCTCATGGAGAAGTTCATGGGTATGCAGACTACCAAGATGCGCCTCGGTAAGGGCACTAAACTAAAGACCCCCATGCAACACTTGTTGGTTGTAAGTTGGGATGAGGATGACAATGACACGGTTGATGGTGAGTGATATATCGCCGGATGGTGTGCGTATAGTAGTTGATTGGAGTAAATTTACATCAGGCGCGTCTGTATTTATCCCGTGTGTAAACACTAAAAGAGCAGTAGACCACGTAGCGATGGCCGTCGGATTGTCTAAAGATAGCTTAGAGAAACGTGTTCGTGTAGAAGATGGTAAGTATGGCGTACGCGTGTGGCGTATGAAATAGAATCCCCTCAGAGGAGTTGCCCCCTTCGGGGGGCTTTTTTATCGCTGACTGTTAAACTCTGCGTTTGATCGCTGAATTTCTGAGATTACTCCCCTTTCCACTGGGTTTCCTGACTCGCTTGCAGCAGCCATAGTACCTCGTCTTGTTCTGGAAGTTTCTGACCGTTTTATTGTCTCTAAGTCTATAGCAGTGCCGGGATGGTCTTCGTTATAATCTGACATCTCCTGAAAACCTTCCTCTACCATGCTAGGGATTTCGTTCTCCCGTCCATAAGCTATCTTGTCTAATATGTCTTTCCTTCTTTGCTTTCTACCTAGCTCTTTACGAGTATTTAATGCAGTCTTGTCTCTTGCTGCGCGTGTAGATATTGGGGAGAAACCCATAGCTTGTTTCAGTACGTCTCCGAACGGTATGTCACCTGCTAGTATTGCGTCACCACGTCTGGTTTCGTAGCCCTCAGTTTCTAGTCTGTAGGCTTTAAATAAGTTACTGACGGAAGTGGGTAGTATATCTTCCCAAGCCCGTTCTCTGTCATAAGGGTTGTCGCTAAATAAACTTTCAACTCCTCTTTTAGCTCTTAAACCTATACCGACAGCAGGGCCACCCCACTGATCTACCGCAGATTCTACAAAGCTGTCTGAGCGATAGTTACCGCGATCTCGTATCATTAAGTTAGTCAAAGCAATACGATCCGTTACGTCCACTCCTAACATATTAGCTATGAGGCCATAGTACATATCTTCGCCGAGCATCTTAGCTATAAGAGTATTGGCATCGTCTTCGTCGTCTTCTAGGAATTGGTTCATTAAAACGATAGCAGGGCCGTAGAACGGTATGCCTTTTACGCCGACTAGCGCCGCGCCAGAAGCTGTCAGATAGAAAAACATATTTCGCATAACTCTAGCTTCTTCGCGCTCTGCTTCAGTACGCGCTTTACCGGTCATGTCCTCAAACAGAGTTTTAATCATCTTTAGATGAGTATATAAGAACTGTCCGGGCACCCTCTTAAATTGCCATAACACAGAACCTGCACTGGTTTGTGCAATACGGGGGGCGGTCGTCAATAAGGAAGAAGTGTTAACGAAAAGTGTTTCGTCCATCGCAGTTTCAGCAGCGGCTTCGCCGAACTTAGCTACTTCTTCTTTGGTTATATTCCTGAATGGGACGCTACCCTCTTTAACTCCTCTTGCTTTCGCTACGAGATTTTCTAGCTCCAGCCTGTACACGCTCATAGCACTAGCTTGCTTTATCATACGTTCGGAGTGGTTGAATAAAAATCCGGAAGCGTAAGTAGCTTTTTGCATGAGTGGGGTTACAGGGTTGTCTAGCTCGGTGATTTCCTCAGCCGACCCTCGTGTATCCACACCTCTGTCTTTAAATACTGCGCTTAGAGGCGCATACGGTTCTATTTTCTTAGCAAGCTCCGGTCTTCTGGAGAAGTCGTTTGTAATAGAAAACCCGCCTAGTTCTCTTACTTCTTGGCCTTCTATGTCTTCTCTGGAAGTCTTACCGAAAGTTTGTACGTTCAAGGCAAGAGCCAAACTTGTTGACATAGTAGCTCTGGCCGGCCCGTATTTAGCAGCCAGCCGAGATTGTAATTGCAGCGGTAAGATAGACATGTTTACCGCAACAGAACTTATGTTTGCCCCCAGCGTAGCTATAAAAGTACCGGCGCGTATGTAACGTGCAGTAGGAGATAAGTAAGGATTCTTTGCAAACTGTAAGTAGCTTGGCACTCTACCCATAAACTGTCTGGAAGTTTCGTCTTTAGTGCCAGCGACGATGGTAGCTGCTTCCTTTATGAAAACTTCTTCTTCAGGAAGTGCATCCCGCTTTTCACGTATTGTTCTAGCAGTGTCCTCTAACGCTATTACGTTTTCTAAATTAGCCAGACTGTCTACTAACTGAGGGGCACGTTGCTCTAAGGAAACTATTGCGTCTCCTTCCATACCGGCTATGCCCTGCCTAACCATACGAGACTGTATAAGGCTCTGATCTGGTAGTGCACGTAAAGTAAGATCGGCTAGGAACTCGTCAATACGCTTCTGAGCTTCTGGGTTTGCAGCTTCGATCTCACCAACTTGTTTCCGTAAATCTGATAAGAAAGGCAGAGGAATCGTGTTGTCGTAAGTTTGTTGCTGTATCTCGGACAGAGGTCTTCTTCTGACAGAAGATGTGTCTACCCCCTCTATCTCTTTAAGCCTTCTTATGGCCCTATCACGATCACTTTCCCCTTCAAACGCCATCGTACCGTACTGTGTTTGGCCGTTGTCGTCTCTGTACCTGAACTCTACCCACTTGTCTCCTTTACGAGTTAGTGGGAAATACGGCTCAATGAAGCCTGACTTAAGACGCTTAAGAAACATAGCGTCCCGTATAGTTACTCTAGTCTTTTCATTAAGTCCTAAACTTTCGATATTAGATTCTTCAGCAGCTATTATTCGATCATTTATACCTGAATAAAAATCACGTAGCCCTGTGTAAGCAGCTTTTTGTCTTTTGTTTAATTTATTAAACTCTCGTACGGCCTTATCAAAATTAGCTACTCGCTCTCTGTTAGGTTCAACAGTGCTTATTTCAGCGATACTAAGTTCAGTAGGTTCAGCATTTGGATTAGCTGCTTTTTCTTTGTCTAGTCTATCCTGTACTTTACGGCGTGCTACTTCTACCTGTGCTTTAGTAGCATAGGAAGACTCTTTACGTTTTAGGTTACCGCTCTTATCGCGTTCTCCATAAACCAACCAGAATTTTTTGTACCTATCAGGATCACCGGTTGGGTCAACCTGATTTACTGTCGTAAATATAATTAACTGGTCGTAAATTTCTTTAGCGATTCTGTCGTTTTTAAACGCCCTAACAATATCGTTACGTAAGTTTACGTACGTCTTCATACCTTCGGTACGTGAACCATTTATCTTGTACAGAATTTGTTGGAAATCTTTAGCTTCAGGTATTTTTAGTTTGAGTACGTCGCTTATAGCCTCTAAACCCACACCGTTTAAAAAGTTGGCGCGTACTTTACCTGAGCTTCTTGCAATTATCCCAATGTTGTCATCAAGATCGGTGCGGGGGGTATCGCGTATAAAACCTTTACCCCCACTTGTCAGTGTCGTAGCAGCTTCGGCATTTTCACCGGCTGCTAGTTGTGAAGGTACGTCAGTTACTCTCCGGGTATTAGCTTCTGTAGCCAGAATCTCGTTTATATAATTCTGTACTTCGGTGTCAGCAGAGCTTGTATCTATACCTATAAAACGCTGTATGGCTTCTCTAAACCTTTGCCACAGAGTCTTAGGTTCACCATTTGGTCTGTACGCAGCCAGACGCGCTTGGAACTCTGGGTTGGTAAACGCTTCAGCAACAAAGTCTTCTAAAGACTGCGACCCATACGCATCCGGCATAGTGTCCTTAATTGCTTCATATATAGAGTTTAGAGCTTTTGTTGTAGAGGCAGACTTTTGACTAAGTACGTTAGTCACACCTGCGTGAGTAGCTTCGTGCAGGATAGTGTGCGTACTGAGCGGTACGGAAGCGTTTATCAGTATGGTGTTTGTAGCTTTATCGTAAGCTCCGGCAAGTGGGTTGCCTTTAGAGTCATTAAGTTCTGCTACAGTGGTTAAGTTAACTCCACGTATTGCTTTGGCTAGTGCAACTGTAGCACTGCGTACCCGCACGTTGGGGTTAGTATCAAATATTGCTTTTAACGCACCTAACGCACTTCCTTTGTTTACTTGCTCAGTGACCTGTGTGTCAGCTAGAGCCATAGTAGCTGCTACGGCGTCTGCTCTTAACGCATCTCTACCACGGTTCAATAGTTGATCGAAAGTTATTGCGTCTGGGTCTGGATCAGCAGAAGTTGTTTCCATTTCGCTGATTATGCCGTCCAGCACTTCCATCTTAAGCCCGTCTAAGGCTTCCATATCAGCGTAGTTTTCTGCAACTTTAGTTTCTTCTTGCCGTATCTCTTTTCGTTTTTGTGTAATGTCTTTTTGTTTGCCTGTAGGAGAGCGTGCCAAGTCACCGATTACCCGTTGCCTCTCAACTATAGCTGCTTCTCTTATGTAGCTATTTAGCTTTTCGCTTTCTGCGGGCATATTTGCATCTACCCACGACTTAGCTGCTTCAGCTTTTCGTATGGTGAACTTGTTTTTTATAGTAGATTCAACTGGCTTGTTTATATCAAACGCAATGTTACGTAGCATCTGATCAAAATCTGCACTGCTGTCTAAGTAAAACTTTGCGGCTTGCTCTGGTTGATACTTCTTCCTATTGTTTACGGGAGTTGCATTGAGAGCTAACAAAGGTTGGTTGTTTTGTTTTGCCTGCTTCTTAGCTTTCTTGCGTGTTTTGCTACGCTTGTTGGGTTTGGCTTGCTCTACTACTTCTGGGGCGGCATCAGACTCTACGATAGGCGCAGATTCAGGTGCAGGTTCAGGTGCAGGTTCAGGTGCAGGTGCAGGTTCAGGTGCAGGCGCAGGCGCAGGTTCAGGAGTGGGTTGAGCCGCCATAGTAGTACGAGGGCCACCACGCGGGCCTATAAGTGCACCTTGTTCTGGGGCTGGGCCAGCGGCAGCATCAGCGGCGGCTTCGGCTTCTTGAGCTTCTTGGCGTTCTATTCTGCGCTGTATATCTGCAATTTCTTGGTCTACTGGGTCAGCAGTTTCAATAGCCGGTATCTCTAGCTGTCTCTGTCCCGCTACTGGACGGCCTGTACGCTCGGCAGTTTGTAGGGCGGCCTCCATAGCAGTAGGGACATCAGGGCGCTGCGCTACTCTAGCGCGAGCTTCTTCCTGCGTTTTCTGTTCTTCCCGTTCTTGTTCTGCTAACTCAAACGCTTGTTGACGTTCTTCAGCGGCGCGAGCTTCTTCCTCTGCAACTTGTTCCGCACGTTGGGCATAGGCTAAGTCTTGCTGTTCCTCACGAACGTCCTGC